CCAGTTTACGAAGTAGCAGTTGGTAAGGGTGTAGTACTTGAAGAGATACCTCTAGCACAAGCGCTCGTATCTGGTTTGCACTTTGAGGGCATTGCGCTGATCGACAATGCGGTAAGCCAGCTTGGTACAGGTTGGGAGCGTTTCTACTCACCGGAGTTCAATGAGAAAGCTATCAACAATACCAATCGTTATATGGAGCAGGGCCATGTGGTGACGATGTACAACAGCCACGGGAGTGCCTATGGGGGTATATTCGCGCCGCAGACTAAGAATCCTATTGGACGCATCGAGAAGCCCCTGTGGCGCGAAGGAGACAAGGTAAAGTATGCGGGATTTATTTCTCCTACTGCTGAGGGGCAAGATGTTATTCGCTTATTGTATGATAGTATTATGGGAGAATCCTCTGTGCGGATGGTGGAAGTGGAGAGTCGCGCACACCAAGTAGTCTCACCTGATGCGGTAGATGGAGAAGCTGAAAAGCCAGATTTTGGTATTGTAGAGGAAATGATTACAGCGCGTATTTCAGGAATTGACCTCTGTGATGAGGCAGGGATTACTGGAGCTGGTGTTGTACGGATCTTAGAATCTATTCCAATTATTAGTCAATGGAAGGAGACCGAAGAAATGGATTTGGAAAACCTGACTGTAGAGGAACTTGTAGAAGCCCGAAAGGATTTGCTGGATGACTATGTTGCTACAGCACTAGAAGCAGTAGTGGCAGAGCACCAGAAGACGGTTACGCAACTAGAGGAGGTTACAGCACAACTAGAGCAGATGACGAAGGATCTGAAAGCTGCTAAAGAAGCTGGGGCAGTTCCCACCGCTGAGATGGAAGCATTGAAATTGCAACTAGCCATTCAGGAGGCGGCACAGATCGGTGTAGGTCGAGAGATTGCGGCGGCTTTTACGGCGGAGGTCACTTCCGCAGAGCAGATCCCCGCTGTGCTTGCGGCAGTCCGTGATGAGGCACTTATGCGGGTTCTAACACAGATTCCCGATGGCGGCCATGCTAAGGGTAAAGCGCGAATGAAGAATGCTGAGTCCGACGATGATGAAGATGAAGACGATGCTGTGGACAAGCACTCAAAGTTGTCTGAAGAACAATCACGCATTCTCGATCTCGCGGCGTTCTAATTTGTTTTTGTAGTTTAGCGTATGCTAGTTAGATTATAGGAGGCATTACAGTGGTAAATCGTGATAGAGTATCGGATATGACGGTACTAGCAGGTGATTCTTCTTATCAAGATTTTCTTGATAGTCGTAGGGTTTATTTGGACGCTCTGATTAACAAGTGGGAATGGCTACTGGGAACGGGTACTAAGCGGCATCCTATGGAGCCGATTCCTGAAAAACTCTGGGAACCTATGGCCATTCTCTTTGAGAACCAGAGTATCGCGAGTTCTAAAGGTATGATGAGTGAACAGACAATGACGACCGATGTGACATTGCCTGTGAAGTACGCTTTGCCCATTGTTCGCAAGGTGTACCCACAACTGATTCTGTCCAAGATCGCTTCTATCCAACCTATGCCTATGGCTTCTGGAGGCGTTTCGCAGATTTTCTATCAGGACTTCTTGCGGGAGGATGTTACTCCCAATACGAGCCTCACGGTGATGGATTCGGACTATGCCTTCAAGGGCGAGAATGAAGTTCCGAACCGCGTCAAGATGGAGATCACTGCGGAATCCGTTACCGCAACGAAGGACATCTTGGGTGCAGTTTGGAGCACTGAAGTTGAAGAGGATGCTCGCGCGGCTCTGAACTTGGACGTTCCCGCCGAGCTGATCAACAACTGCGCTGAGGAAATCCTTCGTGAACTGGAATACCGTGCGCTCAATGAGATTTTGACTGGAGCAGGCGCCGGTAATGTGAACTGGTCGTACACTGTAGGCACAGGCCATACGAACCGCGAATGGTATGAGACCTTGCATCACGCCTTTATCGACGCCGAGAGCTTGATCTATGCCCAGCGGTATCGCAATGCAGACTGGATCATCGGCGGCCGTACTCTTGTGAGTTACGCGATGAAGGCCGCTACTTTCCAGCCCGCAGAACGTATGAATCCGCCCGGCCCAAGTTCGCTGTCCGGTGTGCAGTACGTTGGTCGCGTCGTGGGCTTCTGGGATGTGTATCTTACGCCATACATTACGGCAACCAAGGGTATTATGGGCACGTATCCGCGCAGTGTCATTGACACGGGCTACGTCTTCGCGCCCTATATCCCGCTTGCTCCTATGCCGTTGGTGTACGCAGAGTTCAAGGGGCCTTCAGATTCTACGATGCCTGGTGCGTATGTGAATACCGACAAATGGTCGCGTAACGTGCGTACTCGAAATGCTAAGAAGATGGTGGTTCCTGAGATGTATGCAACGATTACCGTTGGAGCCTAAGCGTACTACATAGGGGGACAATGATATGCAAGTACGCAATACAACGGGCATTACACAAGTAGCACCGCGTGGCAGCTTTCTTCCTCCGGGTATTCCAAAAAATGTCCCGGAGGAAGTAAGCTGGGCGGATGCGCTATGGATGTATACTCACCGTATGGCTACACTAGACGGCGTATACGACTCGGATAAGCTCTTGTGGAAAACGGAACTGGGAACGCATTTGTACTGGCTGAGTCCTTTTTCCAAAGGAGATGGTTATGCTGTAGCTGCGGAGAATATGGTTCATGCTTTGATTAATAATGGTTGTCAACTAGAGGTGCATCAATGTTGGTTTCTAGATCGTGATGGGCTTCGTCCCAAAACGATTGAACTTTTAGATACCGAAGTAGTTATGCCCCACAGGGTAGGCCTGTGCATGGCCACACCGGGAGAGTTTAGAAAACTTCCTACGCCCTATCGTATTGGCTTGACAATGTACGAGGCCGATAAGCCGCTAGCGAATATGCCGGAGTGGGCACACGACTGTGAAGAAGTAGACATGCTGGTGGTGCCCAGCGATTACTGCAAAGGAATCTTTGAAGAGTTTGTTACCAAGCCGGTACATGTTTGTCCTTTGCCTGTGAATCCGGCATTTATGACAGCACAGAGGCGTAGCCCATCAGATACTTTCACATTTGTTTCTTATGGTACTTTAACAGGTAGAAAGGCTCCCCTAGAGACACTAGCAGCCTTTCAAAAAGCCTTTCCTAAAGAGACCTATCCTAATGTGCGCTTCGAGTTCAAGACACGCTTGGGGTACTTTGGCTGGGCAGAGAATATGCTGCCCGATCTGGATGATCCTAGAATAAAGATCATCAATGAGAATTGGTACACTGAGCAAATGGTCTCTTGGCTACACGGAGCCGATGCGATGGTATTTGCTTCCAAGGGTGAGGGTTTTGGAATGCCCCCGCGCGAGACCATTGCCACAGGTTTGCCAACGATACTTTCCAATCACACAGGACTGATCCCTATGTGTGATGCGCGGTATACCTGGCCTGTGCCGACTCAAACAGTAGAAGAATCGCCATTGGGCGGCGACTGGCGCTTACCCGATTGGGACTACTTGATCGACACGATGCGCTGGATGGTTGAGAATAGGGAAAAGGCGTATGCACAGGGAGAGAGCGCGGCAAAATGGTTTGCGCGAGAGCACAGTGAGGATGTTGCGGCTAAAAAACTTCTCAACATTATCAATGCGGTAGATCCTACTACCTCCGCTGTGCGGCACAACCGACCGCAGTTAGTAAAGTCAGAAATTTATAAGGATCATGCGGAGTTCGTCAACTGGTTTATTACACAAGTTCCCCTCCCAGGGCCTATCTGGGACATGGGAGTTGGAGAAGGGTTACTGTACGAGATTCTATACAACTTGGGGTACGATATTCATGGCGTGGTATCCAAAACGGAAGCAGAGGATGCGGGACAAGTTCTCCGTAATAGAGGGATCAGTCCGCAGTTTATCATCACAGAAAATGACATTATTCACCATGCGCGTTTGCAGCGCGAGGGAATTAAGGCTCCAGCCGCTTGTGTAAGTATGGGTGTGTTACAAAAGTTGTCGGTGAAAGAGATTTATACGCGCCTAGCGGCACAAATACAATTAGCCCCTATAGTCTGCTTCTCTGTGCCCTCGGTATTTTACCCAGGCTATTATGGTGAAGACTCTAAACTAATGCGACAGGCACAATGGATGGACATTCTGGACGCTTTTGCTTATAACGTTGTACCCTATGGCAAAGGAGATCGGTACTTTAGAGGGGAAGTGCGTGAAGCTATTGTAGCCCCCGGTATTGTACAGCGTAAGAACGGTAGGATACTTCA